TGTGCCCAGAGCCTACCAAAGGCACTGTGCACACAGTTACCGTCAGGTACTGTACCAGAAGCGGCTGTGATACGGGCAAAGTTACCTGAGTACGATTTGACAACCATGGTTTCACCCGTCTGTACGGCTACTACCTTGTCGTCGAAGTTTTGGAACTGCCAGTTATTAGCTGCATAAGTCAGCCCACCTGTAACATCTGTATACTCGTCAAAAGAAGGGCTAGACTCATATATATTATTAGTGAAAGCGGTCACAGCTGTCGGCACGGAATTTGCGCCTAAAGCCCCGGAAGTACTGCCGGTTAATTCATTTGAAGTGTCAAAAGTACCAGTAACTGACACCACTACCATTTCGTTGTTAGTTAAATCAGTAGTACGCATTACAACACCAGTAGCACCACTGGTTGTCTGTGTAACTGTTTCTCCTGCTACTACAGTAATAGCACCGGTCAGGTCTAGACCAATAGAAGCTACTCCTGCGGTAGCTAGTAGCTTGTTACCACTAGATGTATCCATCATGTGGAGTTGCTCTATATCAGGGGTCCCAGGCAAGGTCTCGCCCCCACTTGTGGTGGGGTCAAACCCTTTCCGACTACATATCCGACCTGCTTGGTCAAAGACAATGTTGTCAGCTTGCTGCGCAAAGGAAGGGTCAGCCGTTAGGCCTTCACCTTCGAAGTTCAGGCCACCAATGCCTGGACTACGGAGAATTACCGGTTGAAGAGGATTACCTGGCATTATGGTACGTACCAGTCACCTGAAAAGCCTGTCCCGTCGAATTTACGACGTTGCTCGTACGCAATAGCGTCATTGAGTGCTGTAAGGTACTCTTGGTACACTTCTTCGTACTGAAAACCACCGTCGTCTCCTCGTTCACGTATAGCCAAGGTAAGCGTTCTGTGGTACACTGGTAACCAGGGCACCCTGAGTATATCTGTCGTTGCATTGTCAGATGTACTGAAATCATCTTGTGGGTTGTAACAAGCAATCTGCATAGCGTAAATCTGGTCAGGTATCTGCCACATGACCAGTTTAAGGTCTTGGCTAGAACTCTGGCCGTCTTCAGCGTACATCACAGGTTCAGCTTCAGTGCTGTCGTTGTTACTCATTTGTCGGACATAGTCCAGACCCCTCTTCCTGAGGTACGTATCGGTAGTGCTGTTGTACACTTCTATGATACGGGTACGCTCGTTGGTGGTAAATCCACCACCAGCGACGTTAATATAATCTTGACTGGCCACTGTGCTCACAGGCACAACATCGGTTAAAGCGTCCCAGTTGTACGCTTGTTCTACTTCTCGTCGGGCGTCGTTCAGTAAACCAAGGACAAAGCCTGCGTACGAAGTCTCAGTGAGACCACCTACCGTACTTTCTCGTAGTCTTTCCAGTACCTTATTCACTATGATAAGGACAGAAACGTTAGAACTTGCCATATATATTCCTTAAAGTTAGCGGGGGTCCGTTAAGACCCCCACATAGCCTAATTAACCTTAGGCAGGTACTGCTATAACAACACCAGCGTCGTCACGTAACTCACCAACACCATAAATGGTATCTGCGGTGAATAAATCAGCCAACCATTCCTGCTTGTACTGAGTCTGTGAACGAACACCCATCTGCTCCACAATCGCCAAAGCGGATTTGTGGGCAAGCAAGCAAGCACGAGAGACTTGCGAACCAGCAGAGTCAGTTGGTGCGTTGGTAGATACATAAACTGGAACACCATAGATGTCACCAATTAATCCATTACGGATTGTATTACCCATACCTGTGTCACCTACGAATGCTTGCTCAGTGAATCGAGCAATACCCGTAAGATTCTTCTTTTCGACCGGAGGGACTACTAAGAAGCGGTCTGACATTGGAATGTCAGCGTCATCCAAAGTCTGGATAACCTTACGAATACCTGCGTCCGTAAGGGAAGCAGAGTCATCATTAGTACCAACAAAAGCAGTGCTTCCGTCAGAACCAAGAACAGCCGTATCGCCAAAGTTAGTTGCAGCGCCGTCACCACCTTGTAGGTTGTACGAAGCAATCCAAAGTGCTGTGTCAACCTGAGTAGCTAGAGCGTGACCCGCGTCGTCCGTATAAAACGCGCGCATCGAAGCCAAGGCTTGTTTGTCAAGAATGTCTTCGATTAAACGAGAGTACTCGTAATGTTGGTCAATGCTGATTTGCTTTTCTGTGTCAGTAGCAGTAATCAACGTTACTTCCGTCTCAACAGCTTTAGCAGAAGCTGTGCCGCGAGTCGGAACTGGGATATGAATCGTATCACCCCGTTTGCCTTGGTGATTCATACGACTGACTAGCTGCGCCAGCACGAGATTCTTTTTGTATGAACCCAGTACTTCGTCGGACCAAAGTTCTGGAATGAATACGCCTTGTGTACCACCAGCGGGAGACCCGTCGGTGGTTCCTGTCATGTGGTTAGTACCTAACGCCATGAGAAACTCCTAATTATGTTATAAAATGAAAAATATTTGTAAGTACTACGATTAGTCAACAACTCGACCTTGCTCGTAGGCCCGAGTAATTTCGGGACCTAGGGCTGCGTACTTGTCAGGACTTTCCACTTGTAACTGGACTAGACGGCGTCTGCTAAACACTTGACCTTTCTGTACACCAAGCTTGGCATCAGAACTTGTTCCCGTTGACATTGCTGTCGCCGTTTGCAATGCAGCTTCGTCCACCTCAGGGGTGGCAGCTGCAGGTTGAGCTACTTCTTCCTTTTTATGGAGTGCTTTGTACGTGCTGAAAAGGTCATCTGCCTGGATAAAGTCGCCTTGAGCGGCTTTTCCCCAATTAGATTCACGGGCTGGACTATCCAGTATCCATGCTTGAAACCCTTCATCCAGTACAATTTGTTCCATATCAGGATGTTTTGCTTCTAGTGCTTGAATCGCTTCTTCGCGAGACTTACTATCTAGCTTGTCAGCTATAGGTTTTACCTGTTCTTGTACAAGCCTTTCTATCGTTTCCTTTGGATTTATCAGGTAGTCTTCATCTTCGATGGTTTTCTCTGTTTCCGCAGGTGGTGTATTTTGTGCTACAAGGTTCTGTAACAATATTTTGTCCGTCAGACCTCTTAGTTCACCTAACTCGTTGCCCTGTTGACCAAACTTGGTCTGCAGATTGTTGTACATTTCTACAACGTCTTCAACTGACTTCCCTTTAAACTTCTCAGGAATGGTGCTTTCTTCGGTTGATTGTGGACTGGTTCCTTCTTCTGTCGGTTTGACAGTGAGACTTTCTTCCAGGGACTCACCAGGTCCTAAGGATTCTATCTCGTCGGGTTCTACTATTCGTTGGCGGGATGGCTCATTTTGAGTTGGCATCGTTACCGGTACTCCTTATATTCTTCAAGTTTATTCCAAGTATTTTCGGAGTCTTGAATTATGTTGGCAAACCAAGCTCCTTTAAGTTAGCTTTGTTTGCATTGCGATGGCGTCTAGCCCATTTATCGGCTGCGGTGGGAAATCCCACATCGTTGCCGGGTAAGCTAAAGTTTCCACCGGTTATTTGTCTGTCAGCTGTGTCACCGCAGTTAGGGCATGTGCACTCCCTATCGTCACGGTCTATCCAGCCTTCAAACTTAAATTCACACCTTTTGCAGGTGAAATCAGAGAGTATCTTAGAAGTCATCTTCTACCGGTACCTCTGGTGCTGCGAGTAGCTCTTCAATCTGGTCAATCGTCGAAGACGCTATCTCACGAGTTTCTATAATGTTCTTGAGTGTCGTTAGACGACCTTGCATCTGGTACAGGGCTTTCTCGTCTTGTATCATGAACACGTTGTTACTGTCATCAAATGCTTGCTGTAAGTCATCCGTGAAAACCTTCCACTTAGGGTGTCCGGCCAAATCAAGGATGTCTTCTGCTCTTTTCTTAGCTATGGTTAGTGTTTCTTTTTCTTCTGCTTCCATTATCTCTCTCTCTCTCTGGTTTAAGTTACTCCACGGTCAGACTCTTCGGTCTGCTGTCTTGTCATTGATTCTCGTAAGGCGTCTATCTCAGGACTGTTATTCATTTCCTGGTCGGCCTCTTCGATAATGATTTCAGCCTGTCCGAGCAAGGCTTGCATGTCAACACCTTCGGTGCCTTGTGCTGCAGCCAACTGTTGCACAAGTGCGCCCAGAGCTTTGACTTTTTCTGTTTGAGCTTTCGCCACATTGAGGACAGCTTCTGAACCATTCCAGATACTTTCACCACGGTCCCTAGCTGCTTCCGCCTCAACTTCAAGGTCTTTCCTGTCTTCATTTTCAACAGCCTTATCTTGTTCGAATTGAAATTTAGCTTCGTCAAGTGCTTGCTTAGCTTTCTTGATTTCAATCTCAGGGTCAGGTGGTGGCTCTGGTGGGTTAAGAGCTTGCTCGATAGCTTGGTCAATCAGCTTCATTAGCTCTTCTTTGTCTTCGATATTGTAATTACGAAGGATACCCTTCAGAATCATGTAGTACCCAGGGGAACCCTGTTCTTGTGTTTGTATCAATTGTGTGAGCTGAGCTACTTCAAATTCCCGTGCTTGTGCCCCTAAGGCACCAATCACGCGGAATTCATAGTCCTGCTGTGCGTACCGCTTAGGGTCGAACTGCATGTATCTCCAGACCACTTTGTGGACCATAGGACTCAACAACTGACTTTCTATGTTACGCAGGGTCCTCTTAGAACGCTTAAGAACGCTTGAAAGCATCATACTGATACCTGAAGCTGTCTCATTACGTGGATTCACGCCTAAAGGTGCTGCACTGTCAAGAGAACCTGTAGCTACAGTCACCATACGTTCCATGTCGGAAGTATGCTGATGGGAGTTCTGGTCAGGTCCTGGGAACTTGAACGGGGCCATTGCTTGGCCTACGTCACCGTTAACTACGATGTTTCGTCCCGGACGTACCTGATAGTCCTGGTTCCTTGGGGCAACCAGGCCATTGATAAGGAGCATTGGGTACGTAGACAGCGCTAGACCGTCAATACGTGCTCTCATCTCTGCATCAAGAGCTTTCTGAGGGTTGTACCCTTTCTCAGCTACTCCACGTCCCCAGAACTTACCTGGTACCGTATCGTACTGAAAAGAGATGAAACTACGGTCCTTCATGAGGAACGGGTTAGCACTGATACGCAGAAGTGTTCCACGATTAGCTATCCAGACCGTGGCTTCGATAAAGCCGTCACGGTCCTTAGTATCTTGTTTTTGGTCTTCTTCAGAGAGAACAGACAAGGCCAACAGGTCTTGGTCCTGTTCGCTGAGTTTCTTACCCTTAGTAGCGTCGTTGTACAGGCCTTTAGGAATAAGGCCATGGTACTCTACAATCTCAACCTGGTCTAAAACACGAGGTTTATTCTCTATTTCAGCTGTTTTCGACACTTCTGTAGCGTCGTCAAACAGACCTACAGGTCCAGCAAGATACACCCCGTCCGCCTGCTTTTGCAGGACGTCATGGAGTGGTACCGTGTAAATATGGGCACAACCAAGGGCATTGTCTATTTTTGTAGCCGCAGGGTCAATAACGAACTCTCGTGGGTCTACAGGAACCACGCTGACGCCCACTCTGAGGGCCTCTGCGGGTTCTTTGACGATAGTAAGGGGTTTCTCTGCCTCTACTACTATTTTACCGATACCGGTGCCGTACAGAGCACCATTCAGTATAATCTCACGTATTGAGTCAGGGACCTTCTTCCGTTTGAAGTCATCCAGGGTCTGAGTGACTACCTCTGGCATGTCTCCAGGGGTTTCGTCATAAACGTCGTCGTCAAGGTCAAACCACCTTTCCCGGTGAAAGACACTTTCTTCCATTTCTGCTACTGACGACTCGATAGCCTGCTGTAAGGCAGGGCTAACGATTCGAGACCTTTCTACCTGTCTATTCTTGTCTAGCGGGGACCATACACCACGCCACATGCGGTAGTACTCGTCCCATCGCTTGTCGTAGTTGTTGTGTCGGTGCTCTTCCCACTTGTTGACCTTTTCGACAACCCACCCCGCAGCAGTGGGCTGAGCCATGGTGACTTGCTGTTCACTACCGGAGTTTTGTGCTGCTGGGTCTACTAGAATTGAACTCATAAGCGTTATGCCAAACCTTTAATGTCTTCTGCTATATGCTGGTAACGGGGATTACCCCATTTAGCGTGCTGACGCGCAGCTTTACTATTCAAAATTGATGTGCTGGCTTTTTCGTAGTCGCCTGCTTCGATGTAAGCGAGCGTCCTTTTGAACTTGTTCAGCCCATGCCAGCCTAAGTTGTACGCCATGTTCATAAGAGCTGCTTGTTGTTCTGGATCCAAATCGTCCCAAAACGTAAACGTCTTGCATTTCTGTTCGATATCTTCCACTAGCATCTTTAACCATAACTCACCAACTTCTTTGGGCATTCTCAATGCCTGTAAGTTAAATCCGTAGCCTACCGTCCAGACACCCACAGTGTCTGTGTAAGGTTTGGCTCGCCATCCTTCTTCTACTCTGAGCCGCTTTAGAAGCCGCTCGACTGGTCCAATGGACTCCATCCGTTATCTCCCGTATTGAAATGGTTAGAACCTGCAGGGTGGATGCTACCTACACGACCACTGGCCACGCCATTAGTGGCTGAGCCGTAGTCGTCAAAGGACATACCGTACTGAGTGACACTAATCTGGTCAATGTACGCAAGACTGTCAATCATGTCGTCGTGAGTCATTGGATTAGGAAAGTCAAGTAGCTGGTTAGTCACTTGTTCGACATATTTACCTGGTTTAAAGGTTAATCTGCCTTGTTCCATTCGTCCTTGCAAAGCCCAAACAATTCTGTCTTGTTTTTTCTGGTTATTGTGGCTTACTTCCCGTATTGGAGGGTACGTGTTCAATCTACGCATGTTGTCCTGCAAATACGGCATCAGTGCCTGTTTAAGAGCACCTTTTTCTATGCCGACAGCCACAGGTTTATGGACCTGGGCTAGTCGGAGTATCTTGATGGCTGTTTCTCGTACGTCCCAGCGTCCTGTGACGATATCCTGTACGTACCACCCGTCTATACCTGTTTTGACTATGCAAATAGCCGTTTCATCAAGTCTTTTGGTCTGTCCTTTGGTTAAGTTAGTGACGTCACTGTATCCTGCAGGGTCAACCGTCATAAAAGTCTCCCCGTCGAAGGAATTACCAAGGTCTTCGACCTTAATCATGTCCCTCTTAAAGACTGTTCCACCAAAACTACTGAAATTAGCTTCAAATTCCTGTTTGACGTACTCGATAGGCATGTCTTTGGTAGCACTTGCTATCTCTGCAGGGTCCAACAGTGGGTTTTCTATGCTACTGAAGGTCCACGCCGCCCATTGCCCGTTATCACCCCCTCTTTCGGCCTGCGTAAACAGGTCATAAAAGTGATTTTTACCGTCTGGAGTCCCAATAAATAAGGCTCCACCGCGCACGTCTGCCAGAACTGGACGAATGATAGCTGTCCAGACTTCTTCTTTCATAAAGGCGTACTCGTCCATGACTACGTACGACAGTCCGACTCCCCTGAGGGTGTCGGGCCTGTCAGAACCCTTTAGATGTATCTGACGTCCGTTAATAAGTGTGAGAATACACTCATTCTCCCGCACCTTCTTTGTGAAGGGTGCGGCCATCGTCTTAAGACTTTGCCACATGATGTCCTTGGCTTGGTTGAAAGTAGGGGCTATGTAGTACACAGCTGTGTCCCTAATGTCGTACCCAGCCTCGTTAGAGTCTTTCAAAGCCTCTACAAGGAGTTGGACACGGGCAAGGTACGATTTACCGAACCTTCTTCCTGCACCAACTACTTTGAACCGATGGTCGTCCTTAAAGACGGCCAACTGTCCTTCATGCAGTTTAAAGTCTATGTCGATGCTTATTTACCGCCATTACTCGTACCTTTAGCCGGTACATTACCTGCACCGTCTAGTCGGTCGGACTTAAGTACGTCTGCACTTTTAACAGTACCACCTTGGAAGTTAACACCCCCAGATTTACCAGCGTTAGCTGCGTCACTCGTTTGATTTGCTTTGTTCATCTTATGTGTTCCTTTGTTGGTTATTCAAGCCCTTTCAGGTATCTATATCTTTGGTTTCGTCTACGTGCTAATTGTTGTGGAGTTAGGTTTCGTTGGTTGAGAGAAGGAAGGAATCCTGTTGAAAGGACTTCTGCACCTTCAGCGGTACTAGTGATAGTACCTCCGGAGTACGTATAGTCAGGTCCCGAGACTGGTGTGTACAGATTGACTTCAAAGGTGGAACCTATCGTTCCACCGGAGAAAGTAAAATTGGTTCCAGTAACAGTCGTTGTTACATGGTCTTCGAACGTTGAAGTTATCGTACCACCAAGGTACGTGAAGTTGACGCCTGTAACTACAGTAGTAACTTCTCCACCTACAGAAGAAGCAATTGCTCCACCTGAATATGTGTAGTCAACACCTGTAACTGTAGTCAGTACATCTTCTGTGAACGACGATGTTACCGTAGCCCCAGAATATGTAAAATTGACACCTGTAACTGCGGTTGTTACGTTGTCACTTGCTGTCGAACCAATCGTTGCGCCCGAATACGTAAAATTCGACCCGGTTAACGTTGTCGCTCTGTTTGCCGTTAGTGATGATCCAACCGTGCCGCCGGCGTAAGTAAAATTCGACGCGGTGATCGTTGTTGTTTCGCCGCCTGCTGTTGCGGCTGCAAACTCAGTTATTACTGAGTAGGCATAATCTCCGGTATCTATCGTGGAGAATGTTTCACTGATTGATGAAGCGCTTGGCGCTTCTATCCAAGTTTGCGCGGTATAGGGTGTTGCTACCTCGTTAGTCTCTTGAAACGCAAGAGCGAGAGTTCCTCCAGTCGAGGCCCAGGTGTTAGGCTTATTCCATTTATTGCCTTCTATTGACGCAAACAACGCGGCAACTAGATTGCCTGTTGTTGGCGTTATGCTGTTTGTTGTATGCGTCTGAACATTAGTAGCTATATCATCAATATTCTCTGAAGATTGCGCTAATACACCTGAAGTCGCGTTGCCGGAGTACTCAATAACGTGAGCGCCTGGGAAGCCTGCGTCTGTCCAACTTGGGTCGAAGTCATCTGCTGACGTGCCAGCCGCAAGCTTGTAATAAACCGCATAACCATCGGTTCCTGTGCTGTGCGAGTCAACTAGCGTCCAATCTGTCGGTGTGGTGAAAGAGTCCCCACCAACCCATACTGCGACTATAGCTACCAGAAGATTGTTTGCGGTAGCGTTTGTTCCTACAGTTACCGTTATAGAGGTGCTGTTGCTGGTGCTGTAGTTAGACCAGTCGTTAACCTTCGCAAAAGCCATCGCTAACTAACCAATGCGCTTGTGCTCGTCAAGATAGACCGCAATGCCGACGTAGCCCCCGCACTGAATCGGTTAGTCGCAACACTGCCGTTAGCGATAGCGTTAGCCATTGTGTCGCCCGTCAGCGATAGTCCTGCTGCATTAATGTCCATCCAGTCTAGTGCGTCCTGCATTAGCGTAGTAACCGCTGCCACCTCGCTAGTCGCAACGTATGCAGATTTGCCTGGAAGCGTTGAAACGTAAGCATCCAGCCCTGTTATTGCTGCATTAGTGTCCAGTTGATTTTTTGAGTTAAGCACTTGCCGATATATGTCCACAATATCTTCAATTTTGACATCTCCCGCGCTTAGTCTTGAATTAAAACCGGGAACCTGAATAGCGAATTGCTTTGCTGTACGCTTGATTTGTAGCCAAGCATCGCTTGGCTCTGAACCTGATGTAATTGCCACTACGCGTCACCACCTGTAATTGATTTAATCGCTTTACTATCCCTTCGTTTCAATTTACTAAACCGCCGCCGGGATCGTCTTAGTGAAAAGTTCGAAGTTAGCGTCCAGGTCCCAAGTATGTGTATTGGTGTCTGTCAACGTAGCTGCAGACCCATGGTCTACGTACCCGACAAGTGCGTCACTCGCATGGGTGTCGTCATAAATTACCATGTACTGGTACGGCCCGATACTGCCGCCTGAAGCTGTCCATGTAATGTCAGCGCTGGCGGCGAAACGCCAGACACCTGACCCAGCAGAAGTCTCTGCCCAAGTACATGTAAGGGTCTGTCCACCTGCGGTGTAACCGTTTGCAGTAGTCAGGTCAGTCAGGTCCGTTTTAACAGTGTTAGTTGCTTGAGCGACAGCTGTATTTGTCAGCATAGCCTTGAATGTGTCGGTACTCAGGTCTATTTCACCCTTACCTTCTCGAAGACCAAAGTCGTCAAATAAAACTAGTGTAGCCATAAAAAAATGTCCTTAGTTTGTTTCTGTGTCAGGCACTTCGTCGAAGTCCGCTTCAATGGCGGCTTCGTCGTCATGTGCTAATTTCATTGGATTCTCATCCACACCAAGTGGGGAGATGTTGATTACAATTCCTTGCATACCGTCTTGCACTCCCAGGTGCTCGACTGACTTACGAGCTGGAATTGCCCTGTCCATCAGTATCTTTGCCGCAGTCATGTCGCCGCCCTTGGCCTTGCGGACAATGGACCGGACGACTGCAAGAAAGTCTTTTTCCATTTCATCTGCAAAACTGTCAATCAGTTTGTTTTGCATCTGAGTGCGTGTGTTCTTTGACCCTTTGGGTCGACCCTTTGGATTGAGACTTGGACCACCTTTTACAAGGTTAGGGTTCCCGCCTTTTCCTTTTGTCATAATTTAAGTTCTTAAAATTGTCGTTGTCGTGCATTTCTAAGTCTACGCAATCGTTGCGGAGACACGCTATTAAAATCAACACTGGGTAAATACCCAGACCCGTAATTGGCATCTGCACCAATTGCAGGGGGGTCCATAAACTCTTCTCCGTCCTTGTCAACAGGAACAGGGCTTGTCCACCATTTGTTTCCAGCCCCGGCTAAAGGAGCACCTGTAACATTACCGTCTGAACTAATACCCAGTGCTAGACTGACAATTGGATTGGTATTAATAAAAGTGCCTGACCCTGAATAGCTGGTTTGGTCAATTTCACTAGCCGCACCGTACGCGCAATTAAGAAGTGTCACGTCCAAGGTGCTACTGGCACCTTCGACTAAATCTAACTCTGTACTGTTGCCTGAATCAAAGGCCACATTAGTCATATTAACAGTGTGAGTGAACGTTGTATGTGCATTACGTACCCGCGCGGACGAAGGTGCAGAGGTGTTGCCTCCAATAATCGTCATTTGTCGTACATCTGTTGTTTTTGCACGAACACCCGTTGCTTCATTAAGATGACTAAAGAAGTCCAGCCCACCTGTAGTGGAGATGGACTCTCCTGCATTCAGGTCGTCTGTAAATCTTGTATTAGCAATGAAGATACAGTCTGCTTCGAAGTCGCCGTCACCACCCGAATACACTGCTCCTTGATACGTAACGGCTCCAGTACAGATTATTACGCCTGCATCTATAGAAGCACCACCTGAGTTATAACAAGCCGCACCAAACCTAGCCTTAGGGTTGGTAGCGGTGATTTTTGCTATAGTCCCTGTACCTGCTGTCTGTGTCAGAAAACCTGCACTAGACGACCCGTTGGTCGTATCTCCCCAAATTGATTGGCAGTCAGTACTGATAACTTCATTAATTGTGTACGTTCCATTACAGTGTAACAGAGCGCATCGAGAACGACCACCCGTGATAACTACATTATTACCTTCCACTATACCTGTGGAATTAAACGTGCCTTCAGTATAAATAAAACCATAATGGTTGTCGTCCGTCAGGGCTTGTGTAGACAGATAATTCAGGCACTTGAGAGTGCCATTATTGTTTACTGTAACACCTGACTGAAAAAAGAACCAACCACTGATTGTACTACTCGCCGTGACATTGGCTGCAGTTTGCGAACAGTCCTTAACAGTGTTGGTACCGTTAAAGTTAACTGTCTGTGTGTCTCCACCCGTTCCTTGAATCTGACAACCGAAACTGCCGTTTCCATATTCAAGGTCAATGTTGTCCCACGTACAACTGTTAAACGTTACCGTACGTGTGGTTTGTGTACCATTTAATCTACTCAATATAAACTGAGATAGACCTTTAGTATTCGCGACATTGAATGTAGTAACGTCTTTAAAGGTTATTCGGGTAAACGTTACCGCAGCACATTCCTGTTCGATATGCCAGTTGGGACTGTTGTTGTCCGTATGTGTTACGGACTTAGTGTACGTAAAGTCTTCAAAGATGACCGTAGCAGCTGCTGACGGGTTTACTTGAATATCAGAGGCCGTCACATGGGAGAAGTCAATTATGCAACCATCTGCGACACCATATCTAGACTTAACCGTGATGGAGACAGCACTATTAATCTGGTCAAACCGCTGTTGGTGATTAAAGGTGTGGGTGACTGCCGCTCCAGCAGTCGCACCACCGTCCAGAATAATTTCGTCTCCACCTAGAAGACCATTGCCTACCGTAGTGGAGGCAATGTCGTCTATGTCAGGGTAACAATTGGAATCTGTCCAATCGTCAGCTGTGGAAGCACCAGTTGTTTTGGTACCTCCAGGCTTTACGTGGTAAACTGCCATTAATTAAATAGCGCCAAAAGGTACGACTTTAATTCGCATTTGCGTACCAGTTCCTGGTCCGGTAGTACCGTCATCGGGAAAGTAAGCAATTGACACTGTGTCGTCAGCAGTGACAGTTCCTACTATATGTCCTTCGGTAATGTCACCTGCATCGAACTCAATTGAACACCATACAAAGTCACCGACTCTAGCGCCAGGGACGCTGAAGTCGGCGCTTTCTGACCGGTTAGTAATAACTGTCGCCCAAGCACTTGGGGTAACGTGTTCGGCATAAAATCCACTAAGTCTACTCATACTACTCGCTTCCTATTTGTTTATTGCCTGTCAGGGAATACAGGTCAAGGGTCTATAAAGGTAAATGTCATAGCAACAGTGACAGGGTTGAACACCTGGTCACCTGCGTCTATTTGAATTGGGAAGTGAAACAGGCCCCGGTCCCCGAATAGGGACCTTGGGCCGTAATCCTGATCCTGTGTGTCTGAAGGCAGGGTCTGATTTTTCTGGCTGGACGGGTTTCGGAAACGCTTCTAGTTTTAGCCGATTACTTCGAGAGGCTTCGTGACTGTTTCAGAGTCAGCTCGGACTGTCTGCGACTGTCCTTCTTAGAACCTTTTCTGTTTATGAAACTCGTGACTTATGAAGGAAACGAACCTTCTTCTTCGGCTTTCAGAGCCGACGTGTTGCCAGTACACTAATAAGCCGCCAGAGCATTTCGAGAAATATTCCTGGTACTTGCAGTTATAAAGAAAAGGACAAGCTTGTTGACCTGTTCCACTATGTGGGTATTATACCACACTTTTATGTAAATGTCAAGC